TAAATTGCCCAACTAATTGGATTTGCAATATCATACCAGCGGACTACGTGCGAAATTGAAATAGCCGCCACTGAAAAAATAGGCACCAGGAAGGCAGCCCGAATAATTGCCCTCTTATTTTTAGAGATCCATTCAGTCATTCTCCTCTATTTTATTTTTTATTTCAGAGAGACTTGCCTTGCCCTTGTCGATATCGTCTTCATAGATCAAGTAATTAAACATTGTGCGCTCCATTTCATCTCTGACTTCTTTAGCGGTTGCCATTCTTGCAACAGTCTTTTCCAAAGAGTCAATTCTCTTTTCTAATTTAACCGCATGAGCGCTGCATTTTCTATCAAGAGCTACAATCTTATTATTTGTACAGCCTTTTGACAAAAATAACAAGGCAAATACAATGGTCGAGACTTTCCAAATGTTTTCTTTTAACAGAGAAACTAGGTTTTTCATGATTATTGATTTTTATTATTTATTTAAGATTTGTTTCTCTATCGCGCAAGAAGCAATACTCCTGTTAAAAGAAGAGCCAGAAGAGAGGCAAAATAGCAAAGTGAATAGATCATTTTTTTCTTGCGATACTTTTTGAAATTATAGGATATTTGCAAGATATAACCGTAAAAATCTACATCTTGAGCACGGTCATATTCTACTTTGATATAATCAAGAATTCCCTCCTTTGTGAGAAAATCATTGTACTTATTCATCTTTTCTGAAATCATTTTTAATTCGACAGAGGTCTGTGAAGTCTCAGAATAGAGTAACAATTCTGGGTTAAGATTTATACCTATGTAGAGATTTGCGTCCTGGTCGATAGTCAAGCCGATTTCCTCTAATTTTCCGTTTGTGTAAAGTTCACGCACTATTTCTTTGTACTTTGAAAAGTTTATAAGGTCCTCTACGCATTCAGAAAGAGAGCGATAGACTTTTACTGGGTTTAAGTGATCAAGTATCATATTAATTGCTTTATTTTTTCTTCAAATTGTGGATTTTTTTTGATTACTGCTTCACGAATATCTAGTCGTATTTTTCTTAATTTAGTCTTAACAGTATTTTCGTTCATCTCGTATTTGACGGCGATCTGTTTTACCTTTTGGTTTTTTAGCATTTTATCGATGGCAATATTTTTCATCATCTCGTCATCTAGGTTTAGGATTACGTCGACTGTTTTTTCATAAAGCTCTTCAAAATCAAGGTGATGTGCCAATATGCCGTCAAACTCATCAGGCTTATCAATCTTTGAATAGAGATCGTCGATGTCGTAGTGATCGTTTTGTTTTTTCTTGTAGAGATAATAAAGGGTCTCGTTTCGAGCAATTGTGTAGATCCAGGTAGTGAACCTGCCCTTTTCAAAATTAAACTGTGATACGTTTTTAAAGATACGCTTGAGACTCCATTGTAGGGCCTCCTCAGTATCGATTTCGTTTTTGCAAAACTTCCAAATGTAAAACTTTAGTTTTGGATAAATTAAGGTCGCAAGTTCGTTTCTTTCGGGCTCGGTGATTCTACTAGTAAGTAGTCTTTCAGATATTTCTTGTATTCTTAAATTGATTTTACTGTTGATTTCATCGTATCCCATATTAGTTTTTAGCTTTCTTTTTTGGTTTTAATTCGGATATAATATCGACGCACAGCTGACACTTTTCGTATTGCTCTAGCCCAACATAAAATTCTAGTGCATTTTCTAAACTGCTGATAAATCTTTCCCTAGCTAAATTGATAGAGTAATCCACGTGGTTTATCTCAATATTGATGACTTTTACCTCTAGACATTTTGGATCTAGGTATGCATCTTTTATTTTCTCTAGGACACTATCGTAAATAATAGCCTTGTTTGTATTAAACACCTCATCCAGGGTGATGTCTCCATCAAATTTAAGTAACTTCATATTTGACATATTTTTAGATATTACTATTATACTAAAAAAGAATTAATTTTTAAAAAATTTGTTTTTTATTTTTTGCATGTATTCTAGTGATTCAGTATCAAACACGTTAGGCTGTACGACTGACTCTCCAGTTTCGGATTTGGGAGGAATATTCATTCGTCTTAACTCATCAAAATTATAGAGACTTCGATTTCCGTTATCTCGATAAACGTTAAATATTTTTTCCTCTATTTCTTTACGATATGCGGCAGGCATGTTTTCGTAGGAGTCCAAGCCTTGGTCCCAATATTGAGTAGAGTCAAAGTAGGGCACTAGATTTACTGAGGACATTGCCAAGTCATCGTTGCCGCTCTGGCTACGATATGCTCCTCCCCTAGTCTTTCCAAAGGACATTAATTCCATAAAGGTATGATAATCGTTTGGAATAATTTTGTTGATAGTCACCATGTATTTAAAGCGCTCACAGTACTTGACCTTATTTGTTTGGCCCAGTCGTAATCCTAATTTAGTAGTAACTGCCATTTCAGTATGTTTACTATGTACAAATTGACCGGTCCAATAGGCAGAGTTATCTGCAAATCTATTGTGTACAATTTCTCCTTTGTGATTCATCTCCAACACGATCCTGACCCTATCTGGATTAAAGATCTTGTATGTGATAAATTCAGCCGCTGCTGAAAACTGATTTATGTCTAACTCGTTAGATCGAAAGACTCCTACTTGTACTAACGAGATGGCGTCTAATTCGTTACGCACTGCATCTTTTTTCTTTAGTAGCTCTTGTATAGGCATTACTGCCACTTTATAGATGTTTAACACAGAGTAGTCTCCGCCTACTCCATCAGCAGTATCGATGGTAAACACGTAATTTGAGGTATCGTTTTTAAAATCGTCGATCTGTCTCTTTGCCAGTTTTGGGTGTAGAAAAAAATAATCATTGATGTACGCACGGTCTTCAGTTAGGTAAAAAGACGTGCGCTCATACTCTTTCTTTATTAAGTCAAGACGACGTAATTCGTTAGCCCCAAGCAAGAGTTCGTCTGAGGAAAAGAACTGTAGGCCATATTCCTGATTAAAGTCTTCCACCGACCCAATATCGGCGGTTGCCTGGTCTTTCCATCGATCGTCACGGCCTTTTACCTGCCACCAGTCAACCCTAAGCGGCACATAACTGCTCTTGCCAGAGATGGCGTCCATCCAAATATCATAAAACTTGTTTTTTCCATTTGGCGTCGATGTAATTATTGACTTTGCATTTGGGTCAGCGGTAATCGTCGGAAAGATGGCTCGATAGAACTCGTCCAGTTTTGCCTGATCAATGTGCGCAAACTCGTCAATATACAGCAGATTCACAGTAAGTCCAATACCTGATTTTTTGGTAGTAGTTCTTCCTACCACACGGCTATCATTATCGAACTTAACATTACCTGAATTGATATGCTTGATACCTGGCTTCATGAAAAATGGCAAGTTATCCATTGTGATCCTAAACTTGTCCAAAAGTTCTCGAGTGGTAGTAAAGTTATCGGCCACAATCAGTGCGGTCTTTTCTGCATGAAACAGGAGAAACCAAAGGATAAAAATGGCAGAGGTCACCGACTTTCCCGTTTGTCGACTGGCCATTAAGATATTCATCTTATTGTTTTTAAAGGCCAATAAGATCTCCTCTTGAAAATCACGTAAGCCTTCTGCTTCACGTATAAGCTTTACCCCTTCACCGGTCTGGATGTAACAATAATTATAGGCAAAGTAGATAATGTCCTCTTTGCAGGTTTTTAATTCGTTCCACTCCTCTGGAGTATATTCAAATGGCAGGTTGGCTCGTTTAAGATTAACATCATTATCTTTAAAAGGCGAGTTATGTAAGCCCTTTATGTCCAGTCCATTATCAATCTCCTCTAAAAGCTTATTAATCCGGGCAGTAGTCCAGATCGAAGCATTTATATCGTCATCGTCTGCACCTATCTTTGAGACTCTACGAGATGTGAATGCGCCACTATTTGACATAATGTCTTTCATGCAGTGCTAAATTAAATTATTTCTTCAATATCGAGAAAGTCGTCTCCGATTTCCTCTTTCAGCTCAATATGATTCTCCTTCATGAGCTCTGATTTTTTACTGGGATTGACTAGGTCGCCGGCCAGTCGATGTTCTTTCGTTTCTGAACTTGACTTAGGCAGACTCTTTATTACATTTTTGGTTCCTACCGTAATAAAGAATTGACCTTCCTCTGGACTAGAGTCCACTTTGGTTGGGTCATCGTTTGCTGGTTTTTCTCGATTTAACTTTTGGTAGGTTTCCTCTAGGAAGATAAAATAATTAGCTTGCATCTTGGTGATGGCCGCCATCTTGTCCTGTAACTGACCCATTACCTCGATAAGTCGAGGATGAGTGTTACCGGAGGTGATCTCCTCCATCACCTTAATTATTGTAATCTTTATGGTCTTGAGCTGAAAAAACAGGTTGGAAATATTGATTGTGTCCAACTCTTTCTTGTGCTTTGCATAATCATTATCTTCAAAGATACCAATATCGACAAAATTCTTAAAAAGAGAGTCTGTAATTTGTCTGGCTTTTTGGGTGAACTGTGCGCTCATCTCCTCAAAATCATATGGGCTCTCAGGCCGAGTCTCGGTAGCAATCTGTGAATCAATAACTAGGTCATTTTGGTTTTCAGAACCTATTGAGCTAAGCAAAGACTGGATTTCGTCCTTTAGGTGCCGCCTACTGTCTTTGCTCATGGCGGGTTTTTTATCTGACATGTTAGTTTAGTTTATCTTCGTACTTGTCCACGGCTGGATTTGCGTGAATCTTGATCTGTTTTACTGCCTCTACCCATTCATATACAACGCTTTCAATCTTTACTAAGTAGGTATCAAATAATTCGCTTACTCCAAACATCTGTGAAGAAAGGGTCTTTTTTAATATTTGTCCCTTATAGTCAAAACCGGTATGCATTCTTTTTTCTCGTCTTCGATATATCGGGCGAAATATGCTGTCTTTTATCATGCTTATATTTTGTTTTTAGGTCTAGGTACAATTGATTTAATTTGAATATTTACTGCACCCAAAGAATCTGTTGAAATTCCTTCGGAATAAACATTGCCATATCTGTCGGTAAATCCTCCTCTAATTAATGGTAACTCGTTATTTTCTGTGACAATATCATTAAATTCATCCACTCCGATGTCTACTGCACTAGGATTGGAGATTTTTTGTGTTTCATTCTTTTTAGAAACTATGTTAATTGAAACTGAATCAACGCCATTTACCTCCTCAATAATCTTGATTAGGTCACTCTTGGGGATACGGTTTCTTCGGGTATTTTGGATAAAGAATGTGCCTAAATTATTTAGTATATCACGCTTAATAATTTCAGTGTCAACATCGTCGAATGCGATAATTGAAGTATTAATTACGTAATTTGTAGGAATCGGGTCAATTATCTTTACATCAGTTGAGATAAGTTTTGATCCGGATTTTTCAATAAATTTAAGTAACTCATTCTTTTGATAGTCCGTCATAATAAATCTAGCTAACGGCGCATTAAAATAGTCTTGTCCAGTATTAAAGGTCTTACGAATATCTGGTATTAAAAAAAGATTAAGCATACGATTGTCATCTGGATCAAGATAGACAGTTATTACTGAAAAGAGCTTTAATTTTCGTAATAGGATCTCATAGTGATCTTCGTTTACTAAGGCAAAACTCTTTGAAGTTCTTGGAGCAATTAATCGTGTTAAGGAAGAGTCTTCTGGATTTGATCCAAAAAATGGTGAGTGAGTCGTTGTAATTACAAGATAGTCGTTAAGATTTATTTCTTCACCAAGAAGGCTAAAACCGGTGTCAACAAATTCAAATTGAACCTTTGCCGAATCATTTGTTCTAATATTTCCGTTAGCCCCTTCAGTAACCAGATATTCTACAATTATGTCTGAGCCCTTTTGAGGAATCTTACCATAGTTATTATTTCCAAAGTAGAGATCGATACCTGAGGTGATGCCTGTCTTCACAAGGTAGGCGTTCTCGCCTCGAGGCATGTCAAGAATAGACTCGTATTTTTTCCATTTTTCTCCATTTACATATACATTGACATAAAAGTTGTCGATGTAATAGTTTTGTGGACTGCCGATTGAAAAACTGTCGGTTGCGACACCGTGTGCAGTTACCGTTTGGGTTTCTATGATTCCCTGTCGAATTGCTAATTTAAGACCATTGTCGTTGCCGTTAAAGGAGAATTTTACTTCATCTTGCGGAAGATCAAGTATGTAGGTGAGCCCGTTATTTAGACAACGCAACTTTGTTTGATTTGCAATAATCACAAAATCGCTTGGAGCATCAACTGAGTCTCCATTGGTAGAGAGCTGAAGTTCACCGATTGCGGAAACTGCTCGACTAGGATTGTGTCCGGACAAGGAGGCTATTGAGTAAATTGATGTGAGTCGAGTTGCCTCATTGATGTTTAATTCAGTTATCGAATCCTCTATATAATAAAATATTAGTTGGGTTAGATTTTCGACCACTAGGATTAGCTGGCCGAATGGCGAAGCTGCAGTAAAAACTACTTTGTTTTGATTAAATTTATTGCTCAGATAGTTAATCGTCTGCCCTAAAATATCTTCGACATAGATACTAAGTCGTGTTAAGACCTTATATTTTTCAGTTGCACTGGCCATCTAATTCTTTTTATTTAAGATTATTTATTCTAAGAAACCATTTTTGCTCATTTCATATATAATACTACGACTGGATCACTTAGATCTTAGTTAATAATGTTTAAATTGGATTTGGTTAAGCTTTGGGTAAAACTATGGTTTTTCTATTAGTATAAATAACATAAAATAAATTTATAGAGCTATGAAAAACGCTATCATTCTTTTTGCTTTTGCTGCTCTTGTTCTTGCGTCTTGCGGATCAAGTTCAACTGAGACTACTGTGCCTGCATCTGACTCTTCTGTAGTTGACTCTAGTGCCTGCTGCACTCAAGTTGATTCAGTTGTAACAGATTCTACACTGATCGTTAAGTAAGCAGCCAAGCGCCTTACTAGAAAATTTCGAGCCCCAATTGGGGCTCGAATTGTATAAATAGAATAAAGGCGCTCACTATGTTTAAATCCCTTTCAAAAAAGGAAATATATGACAATTCAAATTTGTCCTTTGTTTTTGAATTTTTTACCCCATTAAGTAAGAGAGATGCCTCTGCAAGATTTGCTAGAGCCTTGGGTAAAAAGATCAAATGGTTTGATAAAGTCGACTCAGATTTTACTCCTACTTATGAAACCTTTAAGATTTCTCCAACCTATTCCAATGGTTACAAAGAGATAAGTCTAACGACCGGAGACATGCCCTATCAAGAGGCAGTACATATGCTCCTAAAGACTCTAAACGTGATAGAATCACTTGGCCATACTAGTTCTCGGTGCTCTTTAAAAACCAGAATAGGCTTAAATGAAGACGCATTGGGTTTGACGGTAACCTTAGATCGTTTAAATCGTTTAAAATATCTCCTAGGAATAAACGAAGAGGCCTTGTTTAAGATGTGGCCGGCTCAACCAAACGAGCACTGTAAAATACCGCAGACCACTCCAAACTTTATCCAGCCACGTGATCTTTACAATACGGTAATTACTGAGAACTTGGTCGAGAGAATGGATCCAATCGAGTTTAAATTTCCAGAGTCTGATTTTTTTGCAAACGATTTTTCTGAGTTAGGAAAAGGTCGACTTGTAGTTAATT